TGGAGGGCGACTCGCATAGTGATCCTGAAGGAACCGGCGATAGTATCCTTGTCGCCGTTACCTTTGTACAGGATTCTACATTGATCTTCAGAAGAGTCATGCCACTCCAGTCCATTTATCATCCTCGCGTTAAAGGCCTTCGCCCCACCTTTTGTGATTGGAAATTTGTTGATGGTGGACGCGAGGGTAGTGAGTTTGCAATGGGGGTCCAATTCATAAGAAATAGAGCCTGCAGAGGTAGAAGAGGCTTCGCTCAGAAACTGTAGGAGGATGCTAGTGATCTTATACTCATGGTAAGCCTTGAGTATTCCATCTTTAAATGCTGGGCAGTCTGATAAGGACGGCCCGAACGTGAAGCTTCCACTAGCACTTCCCTTGAGGTTGTCTTTGCTAAACACGAATGTCTCGCTAGAACCGCTTCCTCGGGGAACTACGCCTCCTCTTCTGGTTCGTGAGCGTCGCAATCGTCGTCGGCGGTTCCGGTTGGTCCGGGGCCCCGCGACAACAATCACCGGCTGAGCCTGTTGAGCTCGCCGGTTTCTTCTACGCCTCTGTGATCTGCTTAGACCCGCGACATTGCGTCGCCTAACCACGACCGTATTCATTTACAATTGCGCGGACGTGGTCGGAGATTTTCAGGTAAACGAAGTAAATGCCCGCTATTGACAATGGGATCGCCGCAATGAATCCGGCAGCAAATCCACTAAGAAATTTATAATCCGTTGTGTCGGGCTTTTGGTAATCAGACTACAGCCTCCAATGCTTGCAACTGACGTATGCTTGGCTGGCTTTGATGGGCTCCCCGCTTATTGTTTTGTGGCGACACTCGGAATCAGCCACTGGTGGAGCCTGGCAACGAGCTCGGGATCAGACCGGAGCTCTTGCAGGACGGAGAATACTGCTGTGAGGTAGTTTGAAACTACCTCCTGGTTGCCACATTCCACGTCATAGCCATGGATCAATCGGTAAAGCATTTTGTTGGCGTTGACGGGAATGGCGAGGGTCGGGCTCTGGAAAATGTGAGAGCAAAATTCGAGTTCTCGACTCACCTCGACTTTAAATCCTAGATTAGCATATCCCTCTAGGCGGGAATTGGGAGACTCAAGAGCGTCGTCTCCCATGGCCATGGCCCAATCGGCGCCACAGTGAAAGGCTGCCATCACTCTGATCCTAGAGTTCGAGGAGCTGGTATTGTAACTCCCGCTCTTCTGAACTCCAGGCCTTTCTTGAGCCAATAGTGTACCGTCGGATAGGCACAGCACTGAGTTGCTGATGCACTTCAACCATGCTGCTCGCAAGCGCATGGTGAGCTCGGTGTTGTTGACTGTAAGGCGATTTCTCACCTCCATATCGTCCTCGAGCATCCAGGCGGCGACTGACCAGTCAAAACCGGAACAGTCTGTGGGGATTAAATATTTTCCGTGATTCTCACAGAGAGCATCGACACTCTCTGCCCCACACACCTTAACTAGACAATCCAGGAAGTCCTCAACCTGGTCGTCCGTGGACAGGCCAAAACCGGGTTTGGAAGGCACGGAACGCCAAAGGGCGATCTCGCGTTTATTCTGATTTTGAAACAAAACCCGGGCTACCAACTGATCTACTAATGATACAGACATGATGAGGCGGTAGCGACCTTCATCTAATTTCGATTGTTTGTGCGGCTCCCCCTTGACAAAAAGTCTAATGGGATCGCACAACCCGTGCTGAACCAACTCCTCAGGAGTGAAAGTCTCGAAGCTGGCCTCTGACATCTTCTGTAGACGGTCAAAAGTCTGCTGAGCCAACACTGGGAGGAGCTTGGGGTCTTCAACCCAACCCCGATGGGTGGGGTGACCATACGCGATGTAGGGGATGCCTACACCCGCGTCTAGCTCAAGGGAGCGAATGGCCTCTTTGAAGTCATCTTGGAAGCCACTCCAGCTCAATTTGGATTCTCGGGAACACCGTGGGGCATTGGTATAACAGCTTTTGAAAGCCTCCACGGTGCGTCTGACAACGCGTGCACGTTGTTCTAGGCTAGGGGCGGTTAATGATGCAGTTCGTTCTAGCCACCTAGCCGCCTGCAAACGCAGGCTCACGCGTTCTGCCTCTGCGCCGGCTTTGGGCCAGCCGAAGCCAGCGGTTTTTGCCGCCAGTTCTGGCTGCTGGGCGCATAACCTTTTCCCCCATTCGGTCTCAGACTTAGACCTGGGGGAGTAATATTGTGCGGTTCTGCCGCACGCGCGGAAGCCGGGGACGTCACTTTGTCCTTCGTGCCAGTTGTAGGTTGAGTGGAAGTAGGAGGAGAAGTTTTCTGATTGCTTCTGCCTCCACGCTTCCCTCGTCTCCGGCGCATCGGCGCTCTTTTGAGGGCACTCCCTGCCACCTGGGCTATGATTTTCTGCTCTAAGCTCTCCAGGTTTATTCTCTTCACCATCGCTTCGATGATTTGTTCCATCATCTTGCGAGGCTCTGTAATACCTTCGGCAGGGGTGTTTGAGGTTGCGGTTGTTTTGGCGGGCGCTGCCGCATCTGTGTTTAAAGGCTGGGTAGTGGGAGCCTCAGTGACCGGCTCTTTTCCTTTGGAAGGTTCAGCCTTTTCCTCCTCGTAATCCGCCCAGTTCTTCCCCGTAATTGATTTGAAATTGATTATCGGGTCGGTTCTGATAAATTCGCGGACCATCTCGTCGATCAATTCCTCCGAAAAGACCCGCCCTTGCGGTTTACTAGACTCAAATACATACATGGGCTCCGTCAACCCTGGAATGGGGATGATAGGAGCCATCAAATTGAAGTTCAAATTGTCGTCTTTCGGGTGGCCGAGATGTATTCCAAGAAGGGATTTGCCAGACCACATCCCGGTTCCGGAATGGCCGTCCTCCGTGTTACAGAGAACAGTGGCAAATTTTCCCATGGTCCCGTCGACTTGCGCACTCGACATCACCCATTCTCCGTCGTCAAGAGCGAAGAATGACGCGTTACCTCGCCCCAGCTTGTCAGCTGTGACAAAGTGCGCGCCTTTGACGCCAAGGAGCCCTTCCCAGTTGGGGGGCCCCACTAGAAGCGCAAAATCGAGGGATTTGCTAACGTGAAGAGGAGTAAAGGTGCTCAAAGGTAACCTGTTGCCGGTCTTCTTGGAATGAGCCCAGGCTCCCTCAACGCAATGTTCAGCAGTAACAAGGGCATTTTCTCCACTGAAAAGGCGAATACAATTGGCATAGCCAAGGTGATCACCATTTTCGTATTGTAACTGCACGACTGCTGACCGCGGCGGTTTCTGGGGCACTACGAAGCTTTTAAAACCCTTCGTCGCTCTCTCAGCGTGATAGTTCCTGCTGGAGAACAGAGCCTTGCATAATATCTTCATTGGATAGGTGAAGAGGTATGTTGGTAAACTCCCGAAACAAAACCTCAACACCTTGCAAATTGTAATGGTTGAAATATACAGCAAGGCTAGGCAGACAGATGGCGCGGTAAAGGTCCACACCATATGGTACAACGCTATTGCCGAAAGCCTGAACAAAGCGTACCAAGTCCCGACTACAAGCCATAGTAAAAACGCTACGGAGACTTTGGTAGTCTCTACGGCGTGTTTCCAAAAGGATGTAGATAGACCGGACAGCCTCGTTAGGGTCTCTCTGGAAAAAGCGTTGAAATCTGCACACATCTTCAGCCAAATCGCGCGAATCAAGTCGCGATAGCTGTTGTCGGTAAGTTCCTGCATCTGTTCGTCGATCGAGCAGGATTCGAAGGGTATTTCCTCTAGTAGAAATCTTGGGGTACTTGCCGGCCACAAGTCCCCAGAGTAGGCAGTAACGGAGCCATACTCGCGGAAGTTGGACATAGGAAGGTCCAACTTTGCATCGCCCACTGGCGAGCAAAGGAAGCAAATAAAAGCAACTATGAAGCAAAGAGAAGATTTCATCATTGCTGTAGTGGAAGAATGCGATACTGGCTTCAAGCAGAAATTCGAAAGTAGAAAGGAGAATTAAGAAGTATGGGCCGGTGATTGTGCGTTCAGCGTCAAATCGTACTTCACCCTGTGAACAAAACACAAACATATGCTTATAACTGGTGCAATGGATGTGAGTTTCGAAAACCTCAAGCTGAAAAGCGAAGTTCTCACAGGTCTCCC